GGAACTCAGCAACTGGTGCAATTTGATAATCAAACCCAACTGTTCTTAGATTTACATCTTCAATTCTACCAATATCATTTGTTGTCGCAAGGAGTTTTGCACCACTACCGAATTTTGAAGTAATCGTGATAGTAGGAAGTTTGGAATATCCAAATCCACCATCCTGTAGAAATACTTTTGTGATATCACCAGAACCAGACTCTAGAATAAACGTATCATCGTCTCTTTTAGATACATCCACTCTTTCTTCGAAGACAGATGACTCTGCTTGAATTCTGTTCCCAAGTTCTGCCTCTGTGTTGATACCACCAACTTCTACTGCGGCATTACCAGACTCAAAGAATAGTTCTCCACCATCCTCTTGTACGATATTGAAATACTCAACCTCTCTGTTAGTTGCACCTTCTTGAAGAAGTGTCTCACCATCCTCAAGGAGAATAGAACCATGTACAACAGCAACACGAGCTGTAGCAGATTGAACAAGTCCTGCTTCTGATGTATTATCAGTAAATGTTAGAACATCACCAAGCTCGTAATCTGTACCAGCATCATCTACTTCAACACCACTAACAGAACCAGTTTCAACTTGTCCCACAACAACATCAACATCACCACTACCAATTACTGTATCTGTTTCAACATCAATCACATCATTTGTAGAATAAAGAATACCATCATTAGTAACTGTTTCTGATGTTACGATCTGTCTAATGTTATATTTGTAGACTACATCAATAACACCAGAGACACCGTGTATCTCTTCATCCTTTGTAAATGTACCGTTAATATCAGTAATAGTAATTTCTACAATTGTAGCTGCATCTGATGGATCAACAAACGTTGTACAGGATTCAACTCTTGCAGTTGCACCAGATGTTTGTCCAGTAATCGTTTGTCCTTCCAGTTCACCATGAATTGGAGTTCCAATTGGACTTGCACGAATAATTGTAGGTTTGTCCCAATCACCCCCAGACACACGAAGCATTCTTGTATTGGGATAAAAAATTTCTGCCTCTTCATCTAAAAGAATGCGAATTAAAAGTTTGACACCTTCTTGTGTTCCCTTTCTACGATACAGTTCACGAATGTTCTTAATAATTTTTCTTTTGTCAACTGCAAGATTACTTGGAATTGCATTCATGAATGACTTACGGAACTCTTCAAGAAAGTCGTAGATAGTATTATCAACGTCTGCGTATGCAAGAAGTTGTTGAATGTTCTGTACAGGACTTGCACGATAACTTGTTACTGTGCCAGTTGCACCAGAGGTTGCACCAGTGATTGTCTCACCAGTTACAAACTTTTGTTGGGATGTGATGAATAGTCTTGGTCTTCCATTGTTACCCAGATCATCAACAAGAACCTCGGCAGTAGCTTTAGAAGTAGACCCAGTGATAATCTCACCAACGACAAACTTACCTGTAGTACCAGTTCCCTTCTCAAGAACGATACGGTCAGCATTCTCATCAAGAAGTCGAGTAGTTGTCTCGACCTCAAGAAGTAGATTGTCAATTGTTGCAGAGACGACAAGTTCACCTGACTCCAGATACTTGTAGTAACTTTGAAGAAAGGACGAGAATACAGGATGGTCATCTGCCACGAAGTCGGGAAGTTGACCATCAATCTGTGTGCTGACCTTATTAATTAGGTCTGGTGAATATCTGCCGTCAAAAGGTGACATGTTTAATAACTCGATGGTGTTGTGTAATTAGAAGTTGTTGTAAATGAAGTATTACCTGAGTCATTCCCCTGAGCAACTGTATCAACAGATGCAGTCACAGTGGTGTTCACCAAATCAATCTCAAGTAACTGATTTCTCTTTGGAACAATATCAAGTGAGTCTGGTGTAACAGTAATACGAATTTGTGTAGAAGTTGCACCGTCAACATTTGAAACACTATTAATGGATATTGGGTTAATAGATATAGTACCGGCAATATAGTCAATTGTTCCCGCCGTAGAATCAAGATATGTTCTTACACCAGAAACTAGATAATAAACTCTAATATTGCCGTTCCCATCATCATCAAAGAAAAATTCTGTTGTATTCTGACCAACAATACCAAATCCTGTTGATGCAACGATACCACCACCCATAGCATTATGTCCAGAGTGTGGGTTATATAATCTGTTATTGAAATAAACTTTATAAGATTTTGATTCTGCTAAAGTTGGAATAACGTATTTTGCCAAAGAGACATTTAATGTGTTGCCCGTAATTGATGTATCTGTATCATCAATCAATCCTGTCAACTTAGAGTGTCTAAACAACCCATTAAAGGTATTCAGATTATCTGTATTATAATTTGTGATTGTACTACGAACATTAGACTCTATAGTTGCAGCACCTTTCGTTGTGGCATTTGGATTGAACTTAACATTTGACTGAAGTATAATAAAGAGTGTTTCTGGATCAACGATTACAGGAGTAATTGAAGCAACTGTATATTGTTGTAAATTTGTCTTCAAAATTTCTTTCTGTGTCTCAGTTAGATTTTCACCAGTGGTTGACTTGACACTAATAAAAACTTTACCAAATTCTGGTGTAGAGGACACACCAATACTTGTGTCGAAAGAACCTGTCTCCCCACCAAAGACTGAGACGGCTTGAGTCTGTGCGAAGAGTTGTCTTACGAGAGTCTTATAATCCTCAGTCGTTACAGCTCTACCCTGTGAAGCATAATCCAAAGGTGCATTGAGTTTGATAGATTCAATTGACTCTGCTTCAGAACCTCCAGAAGAACTATCAATCGTTGTGACAACCACACTTGAAACGGTATCAATCGCACCAGCAGATGTAAATACTGAAGCACCATTGCCATCTTCTTTATTGGAAACAACATACTGAAGAATTACAATGTTGTCATCTGACAATGCACTACCAAGAACACCGTCACCAAAGTATACCTCAAATTTACCAACCTCAACTTCTTGCAAAAAGTATACATGGCTTGTGTCAGTGATTTGTGAAATGTCTGTTGCAAGAGTATAAGTTGTTGTGGTGGAATCAGATGCAGAGTTCTGAACCTTAACAGTAAGTGTACGAGTGTCTACTCTATTGTCATTGATAAGAAATCTCTGTTCAATATCTTGAGTATTTACAGTATATCTAGAAGTGACAAATGTTCCCTCATAAAGAACAAGGTTAGGGAACACAATACTGTTACCAATATTTGCCGCAGTTTTTTCTATTGGATTGATAAAGGTATATGCATCACCTTCAATCGTTGTATTAAACACAGTTCCCGCATCCATCGTTGCAGTTGCGTTTGTGGTGTTCAATGCAACCTCAACAGTTGCAGTTGCAGCTCTTGCAGACTGTGGAACATATCCAAGTGTCTTTGCATGGGATACAACAGATGAACGCAGAGAAGAACTGTCAAGGAACATTTCGTTTGCAAGCATGTTCGCATTGAAGGCAAGATAGTGAGTGTTATATGAAAGAACATCCAAAAGGATGTTCATACCAGAACCTTCAAAGTCGTAATCAGTAAACTCTGTCTGTCCCTTTAGAAATGTCTTGAGGTTTCCTTTGATATCATCAAAGTCTAACTCTGTTACATTCAGTCGTCTTGGATTTGCGGCCATTATCGTAGTCTCTCTAATAGAACTGTGGTATCAACTAATTCTGTAGGAACATTCTGTACATAGAACTCAACACTGATTTCATATGCATTGCGGTCCAAGTCAGGGTTTGCCCGCACACCCACTAGTCTTGCTCTTGGTTCAAAATTCTCAATTACATCTTCAACCTTCTGTGATAATACAAATGCAGTGATAGGACTCAATGGTTCGAATAGAAGTCCACGAATACCAGAACCTATCTCTGGGTGAAAAGGTTTCTCATAGATGTTGGTGAGAATAAGATTTCTCACAGACCTCTTGATTACCTGAATACCATTTACCTTTGAAATATCCTTGGTTGCACTCTTCTTACCAAAGAACAAGTCTAGGTCTTTGTATATCTGTGCATCCCTATCAAGATTGATATTTCTGGACTGTGCATCAGGAAAATTTGTGTTTAGAGATGCTCCGTGGGCCATGAGTAATCCTTTTTATATTATTTATACTCACTCACTCGCAGTTTGTTTCATAATATATTTCTTGGGTGAACCCCATACGTCTTTCGCATTAACTCGAATGAATCTTTTGTTTGTTTCTTGTTCGTTGGGATTAGGAATAGTCAACATGACATTCTTACCCTTCAACCAAGCATTTCTTTTGTTATCTGCCGTCTGCAATAGAGTCGTATCATTACGAATTGCATTGAGTAGTTTCTTGTTCACATTTGAACCCTCTCCCTTAGATACTTGGTGGGCTCTTTGCTTCTTCCTCTTAGCCATTAATAATCTCCTTCACTGGCCTGTATGATGTATCATACTCATCGCATAAAAAAACTTCTGATATAACCGCATCAATATTCTCATGCCAAAAATTTAAAAACTTATGTACTCTTGGATAGTCTGGTTTAACATCCTGCGTCTGCCATATGAACTCTTGCAGAATGTTATGATAATCAGGCATCCAATAAATTATATTTAGTGTGACTATAGATTTTCTTTTTAGTATCATGTTGATGGGCCTGGGTCGTAATTTTCTAGATACTGATACTCTATGACTGCCGCATAACCACCAAATACTTTGTTTGCTCTCTCGTTCTCTAGAAATCTTCCGGGCCCAAATACGCCATCTTTTCTTACAGAATCATGGAATCGTCCAAAACATCGAAACGTGCCTTTTACGTTGAGAATTTCATTATCAACAGCAACAATATTGCCGGGGTGATCTTCCAATAATGATCCCGGCATAGAAAATATCAATTCTTTCCCATTAATTTTTACGTTTTGAGAACCTGTACCACCCCCATCTGTCTTTATCCACAAATACATATGTGGTCCGTAATAACTATTATAATATGTACCGATAATTTTTTGATTAGTCGAACCTTCCTCTGGTACTCGGAGAGCATTTTTCATATTATCTCCAAGGTATAAAGAAATAGCAACCATGCCTGTTGGTTCATTCTTTAATGTAACTTTCAATGCGAATAGTTCACCAAAGTTACCATCTTTACCAAGTTTTGTTATTTGAGACAAACTAAATTTTTCTGTTCTTTGTGATTTTCTATTGGTCATACCCCCATCTGGAGTAAAGTTTTTTCCTGATCCGGGCTGAACAACTTTTGCCTCTCCTCCTGTTGGAGTCTTAATTGTTTTTTCTGACTTTACAACTTTTATTGAACCACTGTCTTCAGTTGGCGGTTGATTGGTAACTGCATAAGATTCTACCTTTGCTTTATTTTCGGTAACTGTCTTACTAACGGTTGCATTCTGTGTTACAGTAGACACAGTTTCCGTTTCTGGTGCAACTGCTGCCTGCAAAACGTTTGTTGCTTTCTCTGTTGCTGGATTTGTACTACCCGCTTCCTTCTCTACATTAGGAACCACATTACATATATTACCACCAGAAGTAATCGCAGACAGACCATCACTGATTAGTGTACCCAAATCCTTACCCGCAGCCTCAAGGTCTGCACCAAACTCTTTTGTAATTGTTGCAAGAGAAGACAGATATGCGGGTGTGCCGGGTACAAGTTCAGACAACGCTTTGATTTCTGCCTGTAGATTTAGTTTTGGTAATTGTGGAATCTCAATGGACTGCAATTGTGCAGTCAAAGAATTAAGTTCCGTCTGTGCAGATGCAAATGCTGCTGCAGCAGTTGATGCTGCTTCATCAATCTTTGATTCAATGTCTGCTGCAGCCTCGTCCAACTTCTTGAACAAATCGTTCATCTCTGGACTTGCACCACATAGATTTGAATTTGCAAAATCTACCATCGTTTACTCCTATGCCACGGGTGCGTCAGTGTTAACCTCAGAATCACCATCAGAATCAGCACCCTGAGAGTGAACGTGAGTAGTAAGAGATATGTTTGTTGAACCACCATTCTTTGCAGTAACTTCACTACCAGCACCCTGTAGGTCTATAGTACCGACACCTGTAGATGTATGGTTCCAAGTTGTTCCTGTAGTTGAAGTCCATGCCGTACCAACGGTTTGCGTCAGTGTTGTCTCTGGATTGATGGTCATTGCAGCTGCAGATTTCATGTTTAGTGTAGAACCTGACTTGACGGATACAATACCAGAGATAGTTGACTGTGAAAGGTTACCACTTACGTCAAGCAAATAGTCTTTCGATGTTTTGATGTGAACACCACGTTCACTTTCGTTGGAGTCCATCTTCTTACCATCAACAGACAGTTTCCATTGACCGCCAACAACCTCAACACTGGACTTTTCTTTTGAAACAATCGTGTCACCACCGATACGTCCCCTCACATCGTCCTTGATGTTGTATGCATGGTTACCGACAATCTCTTCCTCACGGTTACCACCTATAGGCTCACCAGTGTTTGGATCAGACTTTGCACCAACCTTAATTCTTTCGTTGCCGTGTATCTTTCTATAGAAGTCACCTTCGACTTCCAGTATGTAATCACCCTTGATAAGTTGACGAACAGAACCCTCTACAGTGATATTCTGTGAACCCTTAATGACAATGTTCTCACTACCGATAACAATCTCATAGTTGTCACCGATAATCTTGGTGACCATATCACCATTTGGATGTATCTCTTCAAATGTTCCTGACATGTGTTGACGGAACAGACGTTCTGCGCCTGGACTGTCATCAATCTCTGTAATGTGTCCAGACTCAGATTCAAATACATGGTTGTATGGATACACACCAGAGATATATGGATTTGCATCTTCAACAATACCCTTTGGGTGTGGTTCTTCCCAGAATCCTCTTGTCTCTGCTTCTGCTGCGTCAGATACACTTGCAAGATTTGGTTTGGTTGCAGTAGGGATACCTGTAGCATCTGCTTTGTCTTTGACTATTTTTTCAAAATCAGGATCGCCACGCAATCTACTTAATCTACGAGTGGAAAGAGATAGATGTTCTTCAGAGGCAGCACCTCTAGCAAGACGACTCGTATCTGGTTCTCCCACATCATGTCCAGAGTGTCCTATATTGCCTGGATATGGACCAAGTTTTGGTTGAAACTTATAGGGAGTTTGTAGTGATGATGGTGACCTTGGATCACTAAACCCTTCTACTGGATTTGCTTCTTCTTGTGGTGTGCCCGGAAGGGAACCGATAATCAGTGGTTGTTGAAACTCATTGTCACGAAAGAACCCTACAACCCATGCACCTTCAACTAACCATGAAGGTGTAGAACCCAATCCTTGCATGGATGGGTCTGTTACAGGGTGCATGACATGTGACCAAGGCAAATCAGCCGTGGGGAGTGCAACAACATCCTCAGTATGATAACCAAGGCATCGCACTCTCACACGGCCGACTTGTTCTGGATCATTTCGGTCTTCGACAACGCCGACAAACCAGTTAAATCCGTCACGTCCCATGAAATAACTATTCTGCATGGAACTATTTATAACAGTTAATGTAGGTCTGGGTCGCGACCGAGACGTTTCTCTACGGTACTCCAGTTGTACCTAAGTACTTCAAGTTTCTTGTCTGGATTTTGCATCTGTAATTGATGAAGAACCTCGTCTGCTTCATCTTTTTCCAGATGTTCTACCATCGTAGACACGATTTTATACTTTTCCATGATTAACTCCTTTTTGAGATAACCAGATGCGTTCTTTCAGGCCCACAGTTAACAAAACTGTGCATTAGTGTAGTATCAACCTCATAGAGACAACCATCATCAGGGATATGAATTATTTCATTCAATGTAGGAAAAATAAAGTATGCATTTGGGTTTGTTATGAGTGCTAGATGATAACGGGGGGAATTGTCCCTATGAACGGTATATGTAGTGGAAGGATTCATATACATAATTCTAGCACGTTCACCACTCACATCCTGTATTATGTCAGCAAAAACCGTGCCTTCATAAGCTTCATTTAAGATCGTGAATTCTGATTGATCCTTTATGATACTTTTTTTCTTAGCCGTCGTCGCCTGCCATCTGGAGATGGTCCACTCCCGCCTCGCACCAACTCCATCTGTATATGGATTAACGACAGACTTGTTACTACGTTGTAAGCAAGTCTGTCGATTTAGTCCATATATACCAGTACCCAAAACTTTATCGCTGTCCCACAGTTTATCACCTAAGCGATGCTGTATGATCTCCCATTCAACTAGACATCTATCTAGATCATAGGAATGATTTGTTTTTCTGATAGGCATGGTCATGGTTAGATATTTAGACATTTATTCATATTACCAAATAAAATATAATAAGTCAAGGTCACTTCACAATTAAGTTATCTTTATAGATACTTTTCAAACCAAGTGCTTCTGTATTGAACTTGACTAGATTACGAAGTGACTTTTCAGTAATAAATGTCATTAGAACATCTCGCTGTCGGTTTCCATCGACACCAATCTTCCATTCATACTTACCAACCTTCTTCTGGATATTGGCAATCGCAGTAGCATCTTTACTCATTGCGGTAAGTGCATCCTGCAACTTCTTTGCGTTGGGATTATCTTTACGCACCCAAAGAGCCTTTTGCATACCATCTCTAAAACTTTTTACGAGTTTATATGCATCATAAAACTCACCACTTGGTGCAACACCGTACTTATTTTTGAACAAAATCTCAAACTGCATATTGGGATAATTTGGATCATCCATATGTGATGCACTGTTTGCGTCTAGAATACCATGTGTAAACCACACTCTAGCATTCGGATTTGATGCAACATGTTTCTTGTATGCGGCAGGATTCTCTCTTGTGCCATTCAGTTCACCACGTTTGAATGCTAGACGCCGTTCACCTCCACTCATACCCGATACCCATGTAACCTTTTTCTTAAAACATTCAACATATTGATCTACACTCAAATCAGGTCCACACATTAACATTGTCATTGCAAATGCCTCAGGCACCATTCCAGAACCAGCAGCAAATGAAATCTTATCCCCTGATTTGTAGTCCTTGCGAATACCCGCAATGATATTCAAGTTCATAAGTCCAATGCTGGTATAGTCTGCATAATTGTAATCAACGTTCTCTTGCAGAAATGAAACACCATTCCCACCATGAGACACCATTACAGTCTTATCGTCTTTCTGTAGGTCATTATGAAACTTATTGAAGCCGGGAATATCTCTTGCGCCTGGAATGGTTTTGATAATAATTTTCTCACCAAGGAAGGGGGCAAGTTCTTTAGCAACGATTTCAGTCCATACAGTGGTTCCGCCGCCGGGTTTTTGTGGAACAACAAATGTATAATCCGCACTTGCTGTCGAAGTCATTCCTAGCACCATGGCTAGACTCATTACTAGTTTACGCATAACTTAATCTCCTTTTTGTGGTTATACCCCAAGCAAATACACCTGTAGTTAATAGTAAAAGTATAACAAATATTGGTCTTGTGACCAGTTGTTCAATCGAATACAAACT